TAAGAAACAGAGAACCAGTGCTAGGTGTTCGTCTTAGCCCTGAGTTTATTAAAAACGCTGCGAAAAAAGGCATTCCACAATTAGGTGTCGTAGGGGGTGTTGGATTAATGGATTTTATGGTAAGAGACAATAAAGATGGTAGAAACGATAGTTTGCTTACCTATTAGGAGTGTAGAATGGCACTAACAACATATGATGAACTTAAAGCTTCTATAGCAGATTTTCTCAATCGTAGTGATTTAACGGCTGTAATACCTGATTTTATTAACATGGCTGAAAAAAGAATGAACAGGGAAATTCGTCATTGGCGTATGGAGAACAGGGCCACAGCTTCAGCAAGTGGAAGATTTAGTGTATTGCCAACAGACTTTGTCGAAGCAATTAGATTGCATTTAGAAGTAGATCAGCGCCCTATAGAGCTTGTTAGTTATTATGAAATGCAAAAATTAAGGGAAAATGCAGATGATGCAGGTGGCAAACCCACTTCATATGCAATAACGCAGGGCGAAATAGAGTTGTTTCCAACGCCAGATGCAACATACAGCATTGAATTATATTATTACTCAAAAATACTAACTCTCAGTGCAAGTCAGGCAACAAATGTTATTTTGACAAATTTTCCAGACGCTTATTTATATGGCTCATTAATACACGCCGCACCATATTTACAGGAAGATGCAAGAATGAACTCATGGGCAGCATTGTATCAAAGCGCAATTAATGATATAAATGCAGATAGTGAAAAAGCTAAAAGCGGATCTGGCGGGCGCAGAATTAAGATTAGGAGCTACTAATGGCGACTATTGTAAAACGTGCAACTAAAGGCGCTCCGCTTACGCATGATGAAGTTGACGCTAACTTTGAAAATCTAAATACAGATTTAACAGGTAAGATCGGCGCAACTGGCGGCACAGTAAACGATGATGCTATTGTAAACTTTGGTAATGACACTGATTTACAGATTTATCACAACACAACTGGCAATGATGGTTACATTAAAAATAACACTGGTGAGTTGTATATTCGAGGCGACAATATTACTCTTGGTGCGGTAGACGCGACAAGCCCAACATTTATTACAATGGATGAAAATGGCGCTGTTGAATTATTTTTTAACAATAGTAAAAAGTTAGAGACAACAACAGATGGTGTTACGGTAAACGGTGCATTAACTGTTACTGGTGGATTTACTACAGCAAGTCTTACCGTTTCTGGTGCGCTGAGTGCTGACAGTTTAACAGCTACAAATGCGCTTACATCTGGTTCGGTTGTAACAGGATTAATTACGGCTAGTGGGGCGGTGACAAGCGCAGGGCTTACGTCAACTGGCGATGTATCCGTAACAGGTAATGTAACGGCAAGCGGAGATATTTCTGCCAGCGGTGTTACGGCAACATCTGTTACTTCAACGGGAAATATTAGTGGTTCGGATATATCGGCTACCACAGTGACAACAACAGGCGATATTACGTCTGGAAGTAATGTTATTGCTACTGGAAGTATTACTTCTGATAGCATAGCAGCAAATGGTTCCATCTCTGGTGGGGCTATCAGTTCAACAGGTGCGATAACGTCTAATGGCGGTATTAATTCTGTTGGCAATGTGACTGTAACTGGAGCGTTAAGTGTGACAGATGCAGAAACAACTAGGTCAAACCTCGATGTCGATAGGGCAGGCGAGGCATTGGCATTCAGTATAGCCTTGGGTTAAACGAAAAGGAGAAAATCATGGCTGACGCAGCGAAAGCTACAATGGAAGTTACAGTCCTTCCAGATGAGATTGCAAAAACATTCTCAGCGACAATGACTGTTACACCTGAAGATGCAAACGACAAATGGTATTACAAGCTATCTTCGGTAAACAACACAAGTTCAGACCTTATTGCAGGGTCTTTTGTGGATTATACCGCAGTAGACAGTTCTACAGCGCCTACGGCTGTAGCAGGCACAGATAAAGTTAAGTTTCTATATATAAAAAATGTAGATGGAAACGGTGGCTCTATTTATGTTTGTTTTGACGCAGGAACGGCAACATCAACTCTTGGTGACGCTGTTACAATAGGTCCAAACGAGGCTTTTGCGGCACGTTTACCGAATACAACGGTTGCAGATGTTCACGCTATTTCATCAGCTTCAACTGTTGAGTGTGTTGTTTGCGCTTTGCTTGACGATATCTAGTAAGAGGTAAGCACATATGGCTAATACGTTTAAAAACTACACAGCGGCTTCAGTCGGTCAGTCTGAAGAAACTGTATATCAAGTGCCACAAGGCACAACGGCAGTGGTTATTGGATGTAATTTAGCCAATGTGCATACCGCTCAAGTAAAAATATCTGTCAAGGCTGCATATGTTCATTTGGTTAAAGATGTACCTTTGCCAAGTGGTGCGGCCTTGTCAGTTCTTGATGGAAAAGTTATTCTACAAGAAGGAAATACGGTCACGATAGAAAGTGACACAGATAAATCTGTTGACGTTATATTGAGTGTTCTGGAGCAAACATGAGCAAACAGAATGAGTTAGTTAATCTTGCAAGAACTGGTGCATCAGGCGGTGGTAATAAAAACCTTATAATCAATGGACAAATGACTATCGCCCAGAGAAGTACCGCAGCACACAATGAGGGTAATGGTTATTTTAGTTTAGATAGGTGGCGTCAACAAAAAGTTAATCAAGACCAATTTACATATAGTGTAGAACAAGTTAGTGACGCTCCTTCTGGATTTAGTAAGTCTTTAAGAGTTACAACTTCAACAGCAGAAACGGCTCTTGCTTCTGATGAATACAGTAGAATTTACCAATCTATAGAAGGTAATAATTTAGAAAGAATTGGTTTTGGTACTTCTGACGCTAAACCTACTACTCTTTCTTTTTGGGTAAAATCTAGCATTACTGGAAACTGGTCAGCTTCATTTTATGTTAATGATGCAAACGTAATTTATAGTCAGGCATACACAATTAACGCTGCTAATACTTGGGAGTATAAGACGATTACTTTTCCAGCCTATACTACTGCTGGCCCTAATATAGATAATACTCAGGGATCAATTATTGTCTTTGGTTTGTTTGCTGGAAGTGGTATAAATACTGCTACAACTAATTGGACTACATACTCTGTAGCTAATTTATTAGGTGGTCAGACTGCAAACCTTGGTGGTACATTAAATGCAACGTGGCAGATTACTGGCGTTCAGTTGGAGGTTGGCGAAAAAGCTACGGATTTCGAACACGAAAATTATGGAACAACTTTAGCCAAGTGCCAGAGGTATTATTGGCAAGCCGTTGGTTCAGGGCCACATTATTATGCTACTCAATATTCTTCTGGTTATAGATTTGTACAAGTAGATTTTGGACAAGAAATGAGAGCAACCCCAACCGTTACAGTTTCATATGCTGCTGGTGCTAGTCTTACAAATTATTTACCGAATAGACAACATTGGAAAGCCTATCTTGCAGCGGCTTATAGCGTTGTCACTAGTTACAGAAGTGACAGTTTAAAATTCGATGCGGAGCTATAAATGAATATTACAAAAGCAAAACATAATAAATTTGAGGGTCAGGATACTGGTTGTGTAACAGCGACAATAGATGACGTAGAACTGCAAGTTCCAAAAGATACAGAAAATAGACACTGGGTAGCCATACAAGAATGGGTTGCAGACGGTAATACAATAGAGGAAGCTGACTGATGGCAGGGTATATAGGCGCAAATACTAGCTCAGTAACCAACAATCAAAATGCGGCTGAACGTAGAAAGAAATTTACGTTTACAGCTAACACAACTGCGCTTACTGGTTTAAGCTTTTTACCTAACAAAATACATATATTTCACAACGGAATACGCCTCGTAAAAGATACGGATTTCACAGAGGCGGCTGATGGACAGAGCGTAACCCTTGTAAATGCTGCACAAGCAGGCGATGAAGTGGTAGCAGTTACGTTTTCTCAAAACCCTTCATCTGGTGGTTATTCTGATACAGATGTTGACGCACACTTATTAACGGCAGGCGTTACGCTTGATGCAACGAATGATAGGGTTGGCATGGGGGGCGTAACCTCACCAAGCATACCATTAGAAGTAAAAGGCCGTTCTGCGGATGGAAGATTTTTGCGTGGCTTGGATAATGGTGGAACAGATATGCTTGACTTTGGGCATAATGGTACTGAGGCTTTTATTGACGTCACTCATAGTGGTGGTGCATTTAGCGATTTAGCATTTAAAACTACTGGTGCAGAGCGTATGCGTATCCTTGCTGGTGGGGGTCTTACATTCAACGGAGATACCGCAGCCGACAACGCTTTGGACGATTATGAGCAAGGCACATTTAATTTTGAAATGGTTGGTTACTATGGCTCTCCAACACCTAAAGTACAGATACCTGCTCATTACACTAAAATCGGTAACACAGTTCATTTCTGGGCGCTTAAATCATCTATAAATAGTACTGGTTACTCAGGCAATATGTGGTTTACTGGATTACCTTTTACTGCACCAGCACCATACTCTATAGGCAATATTTCTTTATATTTTATAGGAACCTATACTGGTTACGGGCCACATACATTAATTTCTGGTGGTACTGTTTATGCATTATTGCATCAAAGTAATGCTTCTTCATGGAGCGCAGTCATGCACAACGTAGTTAGTTCGAATGGTGAAGTATATATGGCTGGAACATATAAAGTTTAAATAAGAGGAACTTAAAATGGCACTAACAGAAGAAACAATAGAAGATAAGGTTGAAATTGTTAGTAACAATGATTGGAAAGTAATCCAAGTCAGAGATGCAACGATTGTAAAGCGAGACGGTGTGGAAATAAGCCGTTCATTCCATAGGCACATTGTTATGCCAGATATAAGCGCAGATGATTTAGCGAATGAAAGTGCAGACGTACAAGCTTTTGCTGCACAAATTTTTACTGATGAAGTAAAGGCAGCGTATGCTGCACACCTTCAGTCAATGATTAGAGAATAGGTAAATTTTTTAATGGCAGGCTATATTGGAAGTACAGGCGAAACGCCCAGAGCTACCCAAACGCGAGATAGCTTTACCTGTGTTGGCGGTGAAACTTCATTCGCAACAGGTGGGTACAGCCCCAACTATGTTGACATATTTTTAAATGGCATAAAAATGCAAGTGGGTACGGACGTAACGGCAACTAATGGGTCTGATGTGGTATTTGCCAGTGCTTGTTCAGCTTCGGACATTGTGGAGGTCATAGCATACAAAACCTTTGAAGTGGCAGGCGCAGTAGGCGGTGGAATGTTCAAGGGTGAGAACGGCACAACTGGCACAAGTGCAGGCGATATATTTAGAGTTAACGAGCAACAGCTAGACACAGATGTAGAAATTACATCAGCAGAAAACGCTAGTGCGACAGGGCCACTTACTGTAGCTTCTGGAACAACGCTTACAGTTAATGGGAACTTGGTGATTATATGAGTACGTTAGTAGTAGAAAATCTAAAGGGGCCAACGACAGGCGCTAATGCCAATAAGATTATCGTACCGTCTGGGCAAACTATAGACGCTAGTGCTGGAACGCTTGTGCCAAGTGCTAATCAAGTTGTGCAACATTTGTTTGCTGTACCAACAGCAGCAACTACCTTTACTACTGGTTCTTATACAGATGCTGCTGGTTTTTCAGTAACAATCACACCAAAGTACAATAATTCAAAAATACTCATTCGTGCTTGGGCTAAGGCAGAGCAATATAATGGGGGCGGTGGTGCTAACAATTCTGCACAAGATCATCGTTTGTTAAGAGACAGTACAGACATATATACCGCAAGTTGGCAAAACTATTTTAACCAGCAATCAGTGCCACATGATTTTTACCCGCCTTTTATTATGAATTATATAGACACGCCAAGTTCTACGTCTGCAATAACATATAAAATTCAAGGTAGAATATATGCTGGAACTCAAAGAGGTTGGATAATAAATAATGGTAATGGTGGTGCTACTAAAGCTTTAATGGAAGTCTTGGAGATCAAACAATGAGCATCCTGAAGGTAGACACCATAAACGAAAAGACTAGTGGTAATGGGGTGCAGATTGCAGGGCATGTTGTTCAGATGGTTAATACATCTTGGAATACTACAACAGCTATTACATCTCAAAGCGCTACAGCAATCA